CTCGACTTCTTTCATCTTCTTCCTGAAAGGCGCTATCTCAGCGTCAATCATGACTTTCAATTCGTCAAGAGTTGCCATTCATTTCCTCCTTCCTTTTGCGATTATGTCTTTCTGCAAATTCACGCATTCGTTCCTTATGCAACAAAAACGCTTGTCTCTGTCGTTCCTGTTCTACCGCTTGCTGTTCTTCTACAAACAACTCAGGGGCATATTCCCAGAACTCAAAGACCTTGGCATCTTTGGATAACAATAAGGAAATGTGGTTGGATATCATCTGCGAAAGTCTATAAGAGTCAATAATCTTTTCTTTACGCTCTTGGGCTTTGACACGGTTGTAGCTTTCTATCATTTCCCTGATTTCAAGCACCGTCAAATCCCAAAAATCAAGAGGCTTACCCCCGATGTCTAAAAACATAGGATAAAGCCTCTCAATAATCTGCGTTACCGTTAAGATTACTCGACTACTGTCGTTTTCTTCTTGGAAGTTTTCTTGTCCTTGCTTCCTCGTGGAGTAAAACCCGACACTTCAAATAGTGGCATTAAAACCTCTGTCATGAAAGTTGTTTGGTCTCCACCGTTATCCACGTATTCATCGTATAGATCATAGACATCCTCAAGAGAATAGCCATTCTCATACTTCTGCAAAGCTCCATGAATCAAAAGCAATACAACTTTTAAAGGAGGCAGTGGAAACTCTTCCCCAGCCTCAGGCATGAAGATTTTCAATAAGTTCATACCGATTTTTTCTTCAACTTTTGCTGCTTGATGAGATGAAAGTCGTAGTTTCAACTCTTTCTCATCGCTAATCTTCCAAATTGAGTAAGGTAACGCCATTTAATTAACCTCCAATTCCGTCTACAAATTCCAACTCTGACTGCAAAGCAATTTTAAGGGTGAACTCGATTGTTGTCTGGGTAAGTTTGCTCAAAGAAAAGTTTTGTCTTGTTGTCTGCCGCGTTACGCAAAATACGATAAGGTGCGGTTGCGCTATCGTTCTTGTAAGAGAATTTGTATTCCAATTCTCCTGCGTCCCCAATACCGAACTCGTACTTCTTAACTTTATCTTCAAGAGTAGTGTTCTCTACTTTTTCAGGCTCAATACCGAATTCAGGTACTTCTTTCAACCCAGCAAGTTTAGTATAAGTTCCTTTAGCTGTACCATAAGCTAACGTAATTCCATTTGCTAACATGTTTAATTCTCCATTCTAAATTGAAAAACAAGCTCTGAGTGTAAGTCAACGACACCTTCAAAACGCATGACCTTATGTCTCAAATGAGACGGGTCTGGTACATCTTGGCAGTCGGTTCTTCGCAAACCTAAAGACTCAAAAATCTGATTGATTTTAACAGCTAACTCACTAGTGCTGGTATCATCAAAGATATCCACCTTATAGCGGATAGAGGATTTCTGTTCCTGGTCATCGAACCATTCACCCGGCTTGTTCTGTTCTTCCAAAAAAATAACGACTGGGAAAGTCTCCCAATCGCTAGGATACGTATCAGTCACATTATCTGCGACCTTTTGCAATTCTTTATAAATAACAGGCTTGATATTGATCATTATATTTGTTCTCTTATCTTTCTACGGACATAATTCGAAATATTCTTAGACACACGCTCTTGATTGTCTCTTAATGCTGGATAAAGATAAGGCTGGGCAGGTTGACCATACATCTTGTAGAACTCCCCAATCTTTTGAAAGTGGTAAGGTCCTACATTGATTTGGTCTTCATGCACATACCACGGGCTAGACCTGTAAGATACGCTGACCTCTGGCGATATACCCGAATGGCTAGCCTGTCCTTTTGGCCCTGTCCCAAACTCAACGTAAGGAGCGTATTTTAGATTAGTGTAAACTTCACCTATAGCCCTATCTCCGTCCATTTTTGCTCTAGTTTTGATACTAATTATAAGCTCTCCATCTCTCGCTGGTGCGAGTCTTCTTGCATCAGCTTGGACAACTTTTATAGCAGCATTGTGTACCGCACGTAAGACGATATCCTCACCAGCTTTTTTACTAGCCAATCGTCTACATTTAGCTATAAGTCTATCTGCCCCTAGTAGCTCTGACACGTTCCAACTCCAATACTTGATGATATGTGTAGACCTTTTTAGAAATAACCCTGTGAGTCACTTCTGTCTGGCTATCGATACACACACCATCTTTCACTTTGATAGTAGCTGACTTGTTGGCATTTGCGTTCAAAATATCATTGACACGCTCGCCATACAATTCAGATTGTAACTTGCTACTAGCTGGCCACAACTCAAGACGGACTGTCTCGGCTTCCTTGGCATACCCCTCTTTTGCGACGCCTTCCTCTGTGACAGTCTTTCCAAACCGTCGCATCGGATAAGGTTTCAGTCTACTCCGCTTCAAAAACATGGCCTGCCACCCTTGCTAGTCTGTGCATGCGTATACGCTGTAGAAGACCCGTAGACAGGCCGTTTTCTCCGTAGACTACTGCTATGCCACCCTCGGTTCTAGAATGCTCTCCTTCCGCTCCTGAACGGTTGTGGATTTCAATAGCAACCTCAGGTATTAAAAGACTTAAAGCAGGTGTCAAAGATGTGCGATTGGTCTCTGATAAGATAAGATTTGTAGCCCTCGTTTGGAGCAACATGAGAAGCTGAGTATCTTCTTCGCCTGTTAATTTCTTCAGCAACTCTATAGACATATCAATCCTCTTCTAAGAACTCAGGTTCAGGGAGGATTTCCTCAAGAACATCTGAGATAGTAACGCCATTGCTGGCAAAATTGTTAGCCAATTCAGCATAGCGTTCCTCAGTAATCTCAAGTTCCTCCCCTGTCAGTCGTTTCACGTTTGATTTCCAATCATAGAAATCTTGTTTGATTTTAAATTTCATAACTAAGACCTATTTCTTACCAGTTTTTTCTTTCCAGTTAGTTGTATCTGCGTCTGGTGATGTTGCTGAGCTAGTGATGTCTTTGATAGCAACATAGACTTTATCTTCATGCGTTACTGTATCACCTTCTTTATAGGCTGTTCCAGTCTTCCACGCTTTAGCACGATTTACAACCTTACCTTGAGTAGATGGTTTAGCTTCAGGTTTAGAGTCTGCGATAGTAATGATGTATTTCTTGAAGTGTTCAAGAACAAATGCACCCGTGTAAAGCAATTGCTCTACCAACTCACCAAATCGTCCTGGAATGTTATCGTTGTACTTGGTATTATCAACTTGTACTGGAGAGGTAACAACACCTGGAGCAGTAGCAAGGGCATTAACACCTTTCAAGAATTTAGAAGGTACTTTGTAGACTGTGTAGTCATCCAATTCACCAACATATCCTTTTCCAAGGACCTTCTTATCTGCGTCACCATGTGGTAGACGAACGATTTCAGACTTGATCGCTTTGTAGAATTTAGGTGTTACAAAAAGCAAACGCTCTTTTGTAATTCCAAGCTCATCAAGTTTTTCAGAAACATCTAGAATTGCATTGTATGCGTTATTCGCTCCTGCTTCTTTGCCCATAATAACGTTGTCGCTAACATTACCAAGTGCTGCACCAAAACGTAGTTCATCAAGATATGGAGCTACTACTTCTGCTGCTTGACGTGCAATAACATAATTGATATTTACTTGACCATTAGAGTCACGTTCGTCCAATTGGTCTACGAAACGACCCCAGTATTTTTCTTCGTCAAGGGTATAAACCTTTTCTTCAACTTCAACGTGGTCAAATTCGTTGTCTTTGTTACGTTTGTAGTCTTTAAGTTCTGTTGTGTTCCCAGTTGCTACTGTAAAAGATCGACCTTGCAAGGTTACTGCATCGCTTGATGTTACAAGTGGTGTTGAATATGAGTTTACTGCAAGTACATCCTCAATAATCCCTAGATGTTTCTTGCGTGATTCTGCTGTGTTTAGTTCTTCAAATGCCATTTATTTTTCCTCTTTTCTTTTATTACAAGAAGTCTTTACGCCATTTTTCCGTGACTTCTTGCTGGACTGTTTGTGCATTTTTGATAGGTGCACTACCTTTCATACGCTCAGAAACTCCCTTCTGAACTGACTCTTCCCATGCTTTTTGGATAGAGGTAATAGACTCAGATACCGTCTCTGCGCTTGTCAAATCGACTACATTTACTAACTCAACAGGTAAGTCACGTTCACTTAGCATCGCTTTAGCTTCTGCGGTCAATTCTTTACGAGCAATAGCCTTTTCACGGTCAGCCAGTTCCTGCTCACGCTGATCCAACTGATATTTCTGTTTCTCATCAGCGTTCATCTTAGCAAGTTTCTTAGCTTCGTTATCTTTGGCTTCTTGCTCTGATTTCCACTTGGCAAACTTCTTATCGATGATAGCATCGACATCTGCGTCCGTGTACTTCTTCTCGTCTTGCGGTTGCTCTGTAGGTTCTGCAGATACCTTTTGCTCTTCAACCGTTTCGACTGTTTGTGTTTCTTCGTTCATTGCGAACCTCCTATTTTTAAAGTCGTCCCCGACTGTATTTTCCATAGCTTTTAGAGTCTTCAATGCTTGGACAATATAAAAACCGTACGGGATTCCATACGGTTAAGTTTTATAATTCGATTCCTTCGATTTCTGCTCGAATTTCTAGCCAGTATAAATAATGACCCATAGCGCACTTTTGATTTTTTAAAACTTCAATTGAGCATTTTGGTTCAAAATTGAGCGTACCAGCTTCGTATTTGATAACCATTTTATGTAATTTTGTATATTTATCCTTAAGCGCATTGTATTCATCGATAAAACGTCTTTGCCAATCTTCCATTTTTTCTATTCCTTTCTTCAATTCACTAATTTATAGTAATTTATAGCGGTTTATTCCTGCCAGTCAAGATGTCGGATCACCTACTTTCTATTTCTGAAACCTGTTAAAATCGCAAGAATAGTTCCTACAATTAAAACAAATAGCCAAAAGAATACCAACCACCCAAAGGCGATTGATACCCAATCCCAGATAAACATATCTTTACTCCTTAAAACAAATCAACTTCATACGATAATGAAGAAATGTCGGTTAATATTTTAGGTAGTAACTCAATCGCGCTGAACGTATCTGCCCCATGAATATCTAATTCTAGTTTCACTGTCGCTGATTCAATTTCGTTTGATCCTGAAAATTCTACGTTAGTTATCCTAATTTTTGCTTTATCCATTTTCAATCCTTTCTGAGCACGAAAAAAGCACTTAGATTTCTCTAGGTGCTTAATTTGTATTATAATTTAAGTTTTTTACAAAACTCTGTTGCATCCATATCAGGATTTTCTCGTAAAAATGCGAGCAATGCACTACCTCGAGACTTATCTTTAGATGTAGTAGTAGAATCAATATTATATGTACGAGTGTAGTCGTCGATGAAGCTATAATTTACCGAATCTTTTCTCTTGTTAGCTAGCTGTTCCCGAATATTGGCAGGATAGAGATAAAAAACGGCTTTGCCTATTTTATGCAATTCTTCATCACTAGCTGACTTCAAAAACGAAACAATAGGCTTTAGAGATAACCCCTGTGTAAAAACTAAAATATCAGCTCTAACACTCGGAATATCTTGAAATGGTTCTAAAAATCTTTTTTTAATCATCTTGTAACTCCAAACTTATCAAATTTAATCCTGATGAATTTTTATCTACGGATATAACTTTAAATTTAGCAGATGGTTTGATAAGAAATTCTTTTTCTTCTGGCATATCCGAAAGCTCAGATATGTATACTCCAGATTTAGAACCTTTTCTTACTGTAATATCCAATAGATACCTTTCTCCGATTCCATCATTAGAGAAGTTTAATGCTTCTTCTTTCGCTAAACTTGTACTCATAAAAGCCTTGTCGATTACAGTAGTCTGACCGACAATTAAGTTATTAAAGTATGATTGTTCTGCCCTAGTTCCACGATAAGTTATGAAACTTTCCTCCGTCTTATAGCTTCCAAATACGGTTTCTAACTTTTTGGAAAGCTCTAGGTTTTCTTGCAAATATCTTTCGACATAAGGAATTTCAGATGCTTCAATTTCCATTAAACCATTTTTTCTGTATTCTTCATAACCTTGCCTCATCACGGAATTTATTTGCTCATGTGGAGACATAGTGTAATTGAAAATAGCATCTTTTTGTTTTTCATCAAGCTCATTATACCACTTTTGATAAGACTTTTGCTTCTTGAAGAAGTCGTCTATTTCACTTGGTTTATCAGCTACAAAAACCTTGTCATCCACTTCTGGTTTAGATTCCTTAACAACGTCCTCACCATCCACATACTTGCTATACCACTCTTTATAAGTCATATCAGCAGGCACATACTCGACTTTACCAGTCTCAGGATTTCTTGCCCTACGCTTCAGCTTGCTGTAGTCTGCGTCCTCGTCGTATCCGACAGTAGTAGACCTACACCACGGATGCATAGGCGGACAATTGACGCCAGGGACAGCCTTATCCCTGTCATAGACCTGATTGTCATGCTCCTGACAAATGCGTGATGTACGCTTGTCTAAAACGGCCACAAAGATATACTTCTCTATGTCTGCTTCTTCATAGCTGAGCAGTTCCATTTGATTATGAAAAAAGGCTGATTCTGTTCGAACCAAACGCCTTGCATCGTTTTGACCTACATTGAACCGCTCGGCAATTGCTTGTGCAGTTTCTCGTGTATCTCGGCCTGTCATAAGGCTTATGAGGAGTTCATCTTTTATGCTTGAAGTAAGCTTTCCTGTATTCTTCCAGATGTCTGTAGAGTACGTGTTTCCGTCACCTACCCAACTGAAAGACTGTAGATGTTTTATCTCGCTCTCAGGAAGCCCAGAAAAGCCATATGCTAACCCTGTCTGCTGTTG